TAAAAAATATAATGAGTGAGATTAGAGAGAATGATGATCTATTAGATTCGTTAAGTCCTAATCAATTCGCTACTAAACTAAAACTTGTTGAACATGTAGACAAATTAGATTTTTTAAATAAAGATTCAAAAATAGTTATATTTGGTAGTTGGTATGGCAGTATATTAATACCTGCTTTTTATCATAAAGTAAAACAAATAGTATGTGTTGATACAGACGCACAAGTAATTAGTAGATCAAAGTATAGAATATTTCCAGAATGGAATATTGATTGGATAACAGGTGATGTATTTGAAAAGTATAGAGATCAATACGATGGTGTTGATTTGTTTATTAATACATCTTGCGAACATATGAAACCTATGAAAGAATGGGGACCGGCACCAATAATGAAAAATCCTTGGTGGGGTAGAACTTCACCTACACACTTTGCTTTTACATCAAACAACATGTTTGATATTGAAGGCCATATTAATTGTGTAGATACAATAGAAAATTTTAAGAAACAATTGCCTAGTAATGCAACTGTATTATCAGAGGAAAAGGTAACAGATTATAGAGGTACAAGATTTATTATAGTAGGAAAAATGGAAGGAAAACCTGATCCGATTATGTCATGGGAAGAAGCTAAGAAAATAAAATAATGAAATTATTTGATAATGAAACTAAAAAAAGAGTTATATTCTCCTTGTATATTAATATACCTAAAGAGGAGTTAGACTTATTTGATAAACATATAAAGAAACCAGAAACAGAGTTTACAAATATTAATACTAAAAATGAATTTGAAACTCATTACCAAAGACTAATAGATTGTAAAAAAGAATATGCTGATAAAATAGGCGTAGACTTTTTTATGCATGAAGAATATAAAGAATATTACGATCACTTTCAAAAAAACTATCCAGAAATTACAAGTTATAATATAGTTAACTTTTTTAAAATACATTTACTATATGAGTATAGTAAAAAATATGATGAAGTATTATACCTAGACTTTGATGTTGTTCCTAATACAGACGAAAACTTTTTTGACCATTGGGATTTATCAAAAGGTGTTTGTGTTTTAAATAATAATGAAAGAGTATCTCCTATTCAAAAGATTACAGAAAGAACACAAACAATAAGAAGTCCAAACGCAAAATTTTATAATGCTCAAGCTATGTTAATAGAAAAAGGTTTAAGTCCTGAAAATGATGTTATTAATACAGGTATAATAGGTATTGATAAAGAACATTTAGATCAATTAGAATATTTTACAAATTTTAAAGAAACTCTTAATGAAATGACAAGTCTTATAGGTGTATATGATATATTTCCTAAAAAGATTGCTGATTTCTTTGGTTATGATAATGAAACAATATTTGCTGTGAAACTAAAAGAAAAGAAAGTACCAGTACAATGGTTAGATAAAGATTGGCACTATTTCTTTGATACAAATCTTTTTATTCCTAAAACTGCCAAACTTATACATGCTATTAATAAAAGGTTTGATATAATTTGGAGAAACATTGATGATTAAAATATGTACTGTATACTTCAAAGGCATGTATACACCAGATTATGTTGCTAACTTATATGATGGACTGAAAAGAAACAGTACAATACCTTTTCAATTTATTTGTTTAAGTGATGACCCTAACGTAAAGGCCGATGTAGTATTACCATATAATCATCATAGTACTATTGTAAAGCACTGGCACAAATTAAAATTTTTTAGTCCTTTATTTGGTGGTCAACAACCAGGCGATGAGATTGTTATAATGGATATAGATCAAGTTATTGTAGGTAATGTAGATGATCTTATAGGACATCCAGTTGGCGATGATGAGTTAGTATCATATGGTGTATTTTGGAATGAAAGATTACATACTAACAGATTAAAAGATAATAACATATTACCTTTGAATGGTGGTTTTTATAAATTTAAATCTGGCCAATTCAAGCATATATGGGATGATTTCGCACTTAATCCTGAATATTGGCAATTGCATTATTACAATGTAGGTAAAGTACACTTTAAATATTATGGCGAACAAAACTATGTTGATTGGAAAATATTTGAAAAGAAAAGTAAACTTACTAATACACCACAAGAATGGTTAGGTAAGTATACAGAAAACGGAAAAGATATGATAAATCTGAACAAGATGTATGCAAAAAAATTTGATACAGATTATATGTTGTTAGATGAACCAAATGAAAAATTAAAGATTGTACACTATACAGGTCCGAATCGTGTTATTCACGAACTAAAAGACAGCCCTTTGTATAGTAAGTGGATAAATAGGTAAATGGACGAGAAACAAAAAAAAGAATTTGAACAAAAGTTAAAGGATAAGAAACTATGGTTTTGTCCTTTACCTTTCACACATGTATTCTCTAGTTTAAGTGGTAGATTTGCACCTTGCTATGACGCACTAGCAAGAACTGGCCATAATATGGAAGATACTACAATAAGAGAATGGTATACTTCTGACTATCAAAACACTTTAAGAAAAGAAATGTTAAAAGAGGATTATAATGGTAAATTCTTTAAACATCATTGTACAGGTTGTTGGAAACAAGAATCAAAATATGGTCGTTCAGATAGACAAAAATATGTTGAACAAATATTAGCAGGTACATTTGATAGTAAAGTACCAGAGTTATTAAGAGCTGTTCAAAAATTTCAAGATGACGGTAAGTTAGATTTAGATGAAAGAATATTAGACATTAAAATGAAGATGTTTGGTAATGCTTGTAATCTAGATTGTTATATGTGTACACCAAGAAGTGCTAACACTAGAACTATATCTTTAAAAAAATTAAAGAAAGTATATGATCCTGATTTAGACCCTAAAGACGGTGATAGAATGAATACTTTAAAACATGATGATATAGAATATCTAGATGATATTGCCTCTGTAGCAAAATATACTAGATCAATCAAACTAATTGGTGGCGAACCTTTAGTTATGGTAAATCATTATAAACTATTAGACAAATTAGTAAAAACAGGTTACTCAAAAGGTATAGACTTAATCTATAAAACAAACTTATCAGTATTTGATATGGACGGTTACAACTTTAGAGATTACTTTGACCACTTCAAAGAATTTGTAATGAAAATATCTATAGATAGTTATGGTAAATATAATGACTATATAAGAAAGAAATCAGATTGGCCTTCACTTTTAGATAATATGAAAACAATGAGAGCAAGAAGAAATGCAAGAGTTAATGTTCACTCTGTAATATCTTTTTTAAGTGTATTAGAAAATTATAAACTAATTGCATTATTAAAAGATATGGGTATAGCACATACGTTCTATATTATAGAATATCCAAAAATCTTACAAGTTAAAAATTTACCATATGATATAAAACAAAAATTAATACCTTTTTATAAAGACTATCCTAACATTATAAGATCATTAGAAAAGGAACAAGATGAAGCAGAATTTATTAAGACTATTGAGTATTGTCAAGATTTAGATGAAAATGGCTTCAGTAAGGAAAAAGGACATGATTTATTTGCACTACATCCAGAACTAGAAGAACATTATATAAAGGCGAAACAACGTGAGACAAGACATTAAATAATAATTGAAGGAGATATTATGAAGCTAACATACGGCGAACAGACAATAGACTTATTTGGAGAAGACATTTTTCCAGATGGACCCCCAGAAAAGGTTGTAATCTCATTATCAGGAGGTTGTGACTCATCATCACTTACATATTTAATTGGAACTAATTTTCCAAATATTCAAATGTATCCTTTTCATTCAAAAGATGAAGACTGCACTATAGATACTGAACGTGCTATAGAAGTACATAAATTTTTACAAGACAAATTTCCTACAGTTAATGATTTAGAAGTCTTTAATGTAAGAACAAGTGATCCTAGTTGGCAAAAAAAGGCCAAAGAAGCAATGGCTAATCCAAAAAATAGTCCTACAGTAAATGGTAAAAAAGTTTCTATGTGGGGATCATTAAACGGTTGTTCAAAAGCTCTACAAAACAGAAACGTAAGATCAATTATGTCAACAAGATATTCAGCACCTGTTGTTATGGCCATGACTTCTAATCCTCCAGTAGATGTACAAAAAGAAAGAGGATTTTATGATGTAGCAGAAAGAAAAAGGGATCCAGGCGACAGTAATTTAAAAATGATGGATATAATGCCAGCTGGTGGTAAAACATATCAACCATATCTAAAAGTTAATAAAAAGTTTGTAGCAGGTATCTTTAAAGAAAATAATTTAATGGAAACTTTATTTCCAAAAACTAAATCATGTGCTTGGTCAAAAACACTTGAAATATGTGGTAAATGTTTTTGGTGTAATGAAAAAGCTTGGGCATTTGAGGATTAGACGTACATTATGGTTGCTACAATACGATACATAAATGTCAATCCTGATGGTGGCGTACCAAAGCGTCATGTCACTACAGCTAATATAGAAAAATTAGGTCTTAAAGAAGATAAACAAAATTCTCATGGAGGACTTAATCGTGCTGTTTTATTATATGATAATCAAAAAATTATCAAATTACAGGCAGACGGACACCCTATTGCTCCTGGAACAGCCGGAGAAAATATAACTATAGATTTTTGGAGAGAAGGATTATCATATGATAATTTTAAAAAAGGAGATATAGTTAAAGTAGGAAAAACAATACTTGAATTAACTTTTACAGCACCACCATGTAAAGGAATTGGTAAGTCATTTTTAAATGGCAACTGCAAATTAGTAGATGAAAAAGTTAATCCAACATATGGCAGATGGTGTGCCAAAGTTTTAAAAGAAGGCCAAATAAGTATAGGAGATGTAATAGAGATTGATACATAATGTACACTATAAAAAAACTTAAAACCTGTACGCTATTGAATTTAATTGATTTTGAAAGCCATAATCTATTATCAGGTGATAGGGCTTTAAATGATTTGCGTTTTAGTAAATTAAAACAATTGTTGTTTGAAACTCCGAAATTTGATGACTTATGTATAGTAACTGAAAATTTAGATGAGTATGGTTATAATACTAGAATGAATGAACTATTTACTGAAGTTAATAACAGATATTATTGGCTAGAGTTACCAAACTTCAACGAGGGATATGATAGATTTAACAAAGAAAATCCATTTAACTCCATTAAATTTATTAAAAAAGAATTTAAAATTTTAGGAGCTGAAATTAAAAATGTAATTGTGGCAGGTCAAAACTTACCAGGTTGTGTTTTTAAATCATTAGATCACTCTGCTTTACGTTGGGCTGAACAAGGACATCATGTACAGATAGTATTATCTATGTGTGGCGATTATGAAGTGTCTGGTGTTGGACCAGAAAAATATATGAACTCATTTGCTAATTTATATAAACAAATTAAAAAATCTGGACAATGGGCTAATATTGATTTAGTATCTGAAATTAAAGATATAAAATTTTTTAAAAATGGTGAAGTAATATGAGAAGAATAATTTATGATTAGAGATAGTAATAATGCAGCTAATGATGAGTTTGGTATAAGTGAAGAAGAATTTAACAAGCGTCATAAGAAAGCACTCAAAGACGCAGAACCAACAGGCATTAAGCGAAGAAAAAAGAAAAGAATACCTAAAGAAAAACCTAATCCTTTTAGAGGGCTAGGTAACGGTGGCAGTAGCAGAGGACCTTGGCCTAAATGATTTAATATGAGAAGAATAATAGCTTGTAGATTCGGTAATAAGTTTACACAATGGCATGTTGATAATTTAAAATATATGATAGATTTCCATTCTGGAATATCATATGATTCTTTTGAAGTTATTGAAAATGATATTTACGGTAATTGGTATAATAAATTCCAAATGTACGATAAGTTCCGGGATGGGGAGAACTTATACTTTGATTTAGACGTTATTATATGGAAAAAGTTACCAGATTTATTCAGAAAAGACTTTACTTTATTAAATGATTTATGGTGGAGAGAAGAAGCTCATACTCCATTAAACTCAACTATTGTCTCTTGGACAGGAGATGTTTCTCACATATGGAAAAAATTTAAAGAAGCTGACACGTGTTACCTGGAGATGTATAATAAAGGTAGTGATGAGTTTTATTATAAAGAAATAGAATACAAAAACTATGATAAAGTTTGTCCTTCTATTAAAAACTATATGTATGAAATTCCACCAAAAGAATTTAGTATCTGTACTCTAGGTCAAATGAACCACCTTTTAGAACCTGGTTGGAAAGGTTGGTGGTCAGATTTTATTCTACCTCACTATAAAGATTAAGAGCACTCTTTAATAATTCAATTCTAGTTTTACATTTTCTTAATGCTTTTTTACCTTCAAGATTTTTAGAATCTTTTATCTTATCTATTTCAAACAATCCAATCTTTAAAGCAAACATTTCATCTTCGGTTGCTTCTTCAGGATTAAAAATAAAATCAAGAACTCTATTAGGAGAAGTATCATCTGTTTGTACAAGACCCTCTCTTTTAGCAATAGCTAAAGCTACCTGTTCAAATTCTTTTTTTTGTTCTTCATTGTGACGATATGTACTCTCATGTATTTTTTCTATATTGGTAACTTTCATTAATGATATAAAGTATGGATGTTTTTCATCAAACTCAACGTGAGTAGATGTAAGACTTTCTTTATTTTCATTAGTTAATACTTCAATCCAATCTCTATTACTACTAGTAAATCTAGCGTCAACGAAATATTTTAACATTTCATCACCAAATCCTACTTCTTTATGTTCTCTTTTCATTATTTCAATTGACATTTTTATTTTCCTTTATATAATTGTATAGGTCAGTTTTAACCGACCAGTTTAGTTTATTCAAAATTTTAGTATCTGCTGTATTATCTTCTCTTTCAAATTCATTACCTACCCTTTTTTCTTTGAAATCAATTCCAAAATACGTTATCATCTCCAGCAAATTATAAGATTTTCCTATACCTATATCTGTTACACCTGTAAATTCACTTTTCATTAAAGTGTCAATAGCAGATATTATATCATCTACATGTATAAAATCTCTTGTATGATTAGTATGTACAAATGGTACATCGTTTCTTAATATTCTTGGTATCAACATATGCTCTCTAGCGCCTGGTCCGTATACAGTTGTAAATCTCATACCGATACTGTTTTCTGGTGCCATTTGTTCCAAAGAATATTTACTCATAGCATAAGGGTTACGCCAAGGCTCTATGGCCGTTGAAGAACTTGCATATAATATTTTTGTATTTGGAAAATAATCAAATAGTCTTTGACCTGCAATTACATTTTCTTTCCAGTATTCTGTAGGTCTATCTAAACTATCTCTAACTCCTGAAAGGCCAGCCAAGTGTATGACTAAACCTACATCGTATTTAAGGTCACAATTTAATAAATCGTTACCTGATAATTTGTCTATTGGGATTACTTTGTGATCGTTGTTTTTTAAATGCTTATGAAGGTGTTTTCCTATAAATCCTTCACTGCCTGTTAATAATATATTCATAATAAATTCTCATTGTTTAAACGCCAGCGGCGTGTAGTGTTTTCAATAAACCACCAGCACTATTCTTAATTAATAAAGTTGATAGCGATTTCATTTGTGTTGAACCGACAGAGTCATCAGCCATCATACTCTCTGCAACAAGGTCAATTGATCCTGTTGATATTAATTCTCCAGCTGCACTTGGAAAAGTAATTGCTTGTCCATTTAAAGTACCACTAACTGTTAAATTAGTCATTGTTACGTTTGTTGGAAACGCAAGTGTGACTGTATCTGGACTTGAAACTGTAGCAGTAATCTGATTACTTGTACCTAGAAAAGATACAGTATTACCTGGAGCAATTAACTGAATAGTTGAGCTTGCGTCTCTAATATAGTGACCTTGTCCAGTACCTATTTGAGAAGATAACTCTACTACAGCACCAACAACAGACGTTGCTGATATTCCTGCTCCTGGTAATAGAGCTGCGTCACCAAAATCATTAGCCGCTAAATCGTTAAATTGCGTTCTAAATGTTTCTAGTGTATCCGTTCCTAGTATATTTTTTACTGCCATTGTTCTACTTTATCTTTAATCTTTTTTCTTTTTAAATAAGCCCATAACTTTAGAAGGTGCTTTTTTAACAACTTCTGGTACCTTTAGTTTAGGTAACGTAATTTTAGGCATTTTCATTTTCGCTTTTAATTTCTCTAGCATATTATCCTTTTCTATTATTTTCTAACTCTTTCTTAATCTCAAATAATTCTTTCTTTAATATATTTATCTCTTTACAAAGGCTTCTTATTGTATCACTATTAGTTTCTCTTGATTTTACTCTAACCATATATGAGTTGTATTCTGATCTATTAGTGTTAATAATAGCTTTAGTGTCTACATCTTTAATTAGACTTTCAAATCCTTCAACTCTTAATGTATTATAATTTGCCATATTTTTATACTGCCAATGCAATACCTCTTAAATCTTTCATTACAGGTGGGTATGATGAGTTAGTACCTTTCATAACAACTTTTAATTGGAATGTAGTGAACTCATTTAAACCATCTGCACTATATTTGTATTCTCTAAACGTATCATCATCTTCAGCAGGTGTAACAGTTGTATCTTCTAAACCTGTATCATTAAATGCTGTCCAACTTATATCGTCAATATTTCTTGCTTCTTCCGAAGAAGATAATCTATAATAAACGAGGACACTAGAAGTTGCTCTAACGTTTGAAGTCATTCTAACATCTAAAGCAGTTGATAAGTTTTCTAAAACAATTGGTTTAGTAACATAAACTCCTGCTGTTGATGTACCACTAGCTTCCGTATCTGCTACATAATTTGGTGTGTTAAAGCTAGTTGCTGAATTTAATCTATTCTGAATTGTATATGCACTTACTCTTGCCATATCTAATACTGGAGATAGTTTAGTATTTGTTGTTGTAAACGTTAAGTTAACGAATAAAGATTTATTACCTGACATTTCATTAGTTTCGTTTACAGAACTTGCAACCATATTAGGTGCATTAAAGTAAATGTTATCACCAGCAATAGTTGGTATTGCTTCAGTTGATGTTGTTAAACTAAACTCTGACTCATTACCATGAATTGATCTTCCAGTTGTAGGTCTAATTGAATATGTTATATTTGTTCCTGGAACTGTTGCTGTAGCTAAATTTAAATTTAGTATATCATATGATCTATTTTGTGTAGCAGTGATAGTAGATCCCCCTATATCTCCTGTCGCTGTTGCTGTTCCTGAAGTAGTAACATCGTAACTATCTAAAGTTACATTAGAAATACTTGTATATGTTCCATTAATATCTGAATGGACAATACCATTGTAAGTTGCTGATGGAACACCTGCAATTGTAACGTTGTTTGCTGTACCATGCATACCGTGACTAGGATGTGAAATTCTAATTACACTAGACGTATCAGTTGTTCTAATTGCATTTGTTGTTAATGTTCTTGTAGGTAAAACGTCATTACATAGAGTAACCGTACCTGTTACGTTTTCAAATTCCGCTCTCTTTATTTTAAACTTAATGTCCTCGTTTTGTTCAGCCGTCCAAGTTGAACCATTTTGTGATTTGAATAGAACACCAGCATAAGGCTGTTGAGAAATTGTTCTATCTGAATTTATTACTTTTTCACCTAATCTACCAACATAACAATTGTAATTGTTGGTCATTGCCATAACAACAAAACAGTATTCTGTATTTTCTTGTAAGTAAACTGGTGAGTCAAAAGTAAATGTTGTAGCCGTTGTTGCGTCTGTACTTGTATTTACTGAACTTGGATTTAAAGTTTTTTCACTGAAAGGAACTATTCTCTTTCCAGGATATCCGTTTACTACTTCTCTAATTTGTATTGTTACCGGAATATTAGTATCTTTTGAACTAAAATATAAATCTACTGAAGTTGCAAATACACCACCTACGTCATCAATCATAAATGTTTGTGCTAATGGGTCATGCCAACCTATTGTTGTTTCGGTAATTCTTGTTCTTGTTTGTGTTCCTCTACTAACTGTTTCAACAGTACTTTCTCTAACAGTTTGAGCTTCTCTTGTAGAAATAATTGTTTCTTGTATTGTATCTAAAGCACCTTTAGCAACATAATCAGCCTCTGCTGAAGTTTGAACTGCCGTACTTAAATTGTTTGTAACTGAACTTGTTAATCTGAATACTCTTTGACCTGTTCTCCATCTTGGATTACTATTCACTTTTGGATCAGGTATTGAAAATGTTCCTGTAACCATTCCATTAATATTTGTAACCAAATTGCCACCTAACGAACCACCGTTTGGTGTAATATAACTTGCTATGTCAATGTTATCAAAGAAAGGATAAACTCTTGTTTCAGGTTTCATTCTAGTTGCTATAAATGTTAATGTTCTACTTCTTATAAATGGAACAAAACCAACACTAACAACTCTATCGCCTATTGATGTTCTTATTACTTGTGGTACTATTCTTGATCTTATACCTGTTCTTGTTGCTGATAATTGACCTTGTTCAGTAATTGATGTACGTTGGTTTATTGCTCTACCACGTCTAACTCTTCCTAAATTTTGTCTTGATACTTCTTGTGGTGTTCCTGACCAGAACTCTTGCCAATCATTCCATACAGTACCTATTGCTACACTTGTTAAATTTGTATTACCTAAACCTAGTATTAACGTATCAAAACTACCTGTTCTATTAATTACCAATTCTGGTATTCTTTCAGTTTCTTTCCATTCATCACTTGGTGGAGTTAATTGAACATTACCTGCCCATGAGAATACATCAAATGGGTTTACGTTAACAAATTTACTTGCAAAAGGTTGATCTATTAAAGTTGTTTCACTGTAAGGCAAAGTCATACAATCACCTGTTTTTGCATACTTAGCGTCTGTTCTATCTAAAGCAGTTATTGAAGTACCGTCATCATCAGCTTCTATTAACTGTACGGCATCCTCATGGAACATAGGTCTCATTTCACCTCTTGCCATATCCATAGATATTTTGTAATCTAAATTTCCTACGTCACCAACGCTATGACCTGTAAAGTTATCTACTAAAAATCCATTTTTAAATCTGTCAAAACCTTCGGCGTCTTGTATTTGTAAATTTGCTGCTTGTATTTCTAAAAGAGATAATTGAGTATAATATTCTGTATTTTCAAGTCTGTTTTCTAATCTACCAATGTCTCTCATTGTATATCTCTTATTATCTACTTTAGTAATATCAATAGTGTCTGTAGTTAAAGTGTAAGCAGGTATATCTAAAGTGTATAAATGCATTGCACCATCTAAATTTTTAGGCGATTGTGGTATTAAAGCACTTGCACCTCTAGCTACTTGAAACTTACCATCTTTGTCTACAAAAATTTTATCTATTCTTGATAAGTAATATTCTAAATCTGAAGATATATCAGAACCAAATTTAGCAACATCTACAGTTGAAGCACCAGCACCGTTATAATATCTATCTTGTTCCCCTTTATTAATTGTAGAGTTATCGTCAACTCTAGGTCTAAAATCTAAACAATCTCTTAACTCATAAGTGTCTCCAGTTGTATCCGAAGTATGAGAAGGAATATCTGCATAATCAACAGCACCTGAATAACTATCAACAGTAAATACTTCACCTGAACCATGAGAAAAGTAATCTACATCAACTTTTATAGAACCTGTTGGTTCAACAGCACCTTTTTTTAAGTGTACTCTGCCTTGGTCATAGAAGTTATCTCTTTGACCATTGTCTAAAGTGAATCTATCTGAAATATCTATTTCTCCTGAACCTGTGTAAGTACCAAAAGCAGTTGCCATTTTAACAGAATTTAATTTGTAAATATCACTTCTACCTAATCTCACACCACCTTGTTTAGTAATATCTGCTAAACTAGTAGCACGTTTTGTATAATTTAAAACTAAAGTTTTTGTTTTTTCTTCTACAACTGATCTAACAATAGTAGCTAAAACTTTGATTTTATGTCCTGCATAATTAGCACCAAAATCTAAAATTATTGATTTACCTACTGGCGAACCAGTTAATGAAAATATTACATCACCTTCATGGTTATTTCCAGTTAAACTTAAAAAATCTCCTGTCGTACCTGTGCTACCTGAACCTGTTGACATTATTGAAACAGAAAAATCATATTCACCCATAGAAGGGAATACTTCGTTTGTACCTGCTGAAAGAGTTGCGTCTCCATTTGATCCTAATGTTGCTGTAAAGTGTCTTCTAACTTTAAAGTTTGTATCACTAGCACCAGAGTTAACAGTTGTTTTTAATGTCTTAACATTTTCATAAGGTAATTTGAATATTGAAATATTTTTACCTGAATCTTTAAATGTTGCTCTGTTTCTATTTGCACTTGTTTTAGTTGAAACATCTGAACCACCAACTGCACTAGATATTTCTAAAGAAGTATTTGAAATAATAGCTTCAATAATTCTTGTTAGTGAAGTACCTGCGTCTGTAGTAAATGTGATTGAATCACCTACTCTTAATTCTGTATTAAATTTTGTACCAAAACCTGTAATTGCATTGCCACTGTTTGCAACTGATATTGTACCTGTAATCTGTAAACTTTCTCCGTATGTAGAATCTATAAGAGTATCTGCTGTAAATGCCGGAGTACCAGCCATACCAATTTGTTTTGTAGATGAGAAATCATATGAAGTAACACCTTTAAATCCTCTAGCGTCTGCTTGAATAGTAGCAGTGTTTGATGAAATACCACCTGTTATAGTTTCTCCAGCTGTAAATGTTCCGTTTACACTAGATAAAATAACAACTGATTGATCTGCCGTACCACCACTTGTATATGAAGTAAAACCAGAACCGTTTACATCTAATTCAAAATTTGAACTAGTTGGATTTTTTACTGTATATATGTTACCATTTAATTCTGTCATACCAACAACACCATTGATTGTCACTTGTTGACCATCTTTTAAAGTGTTTGTAGAAGTTATTACAACAGGATTAGCTGCTGTTGCAGCTGTTATTGAATGTTGATTATTTGTTGATATACTTTCAAATGTACCTTTAGCACCTGAAGTACCACCTGTAATTTCTTCTCCATTTGTAAATGCTTGATTTTTTGCAACGTTGATATGAGTAAACATAACAACATCAAATAGATAATGTTTGAAAACTGCACTTGTTAATGATGAACTTGCAAATATATTTGATGTAGCTGTACCTGAAGCATATTCAAATCCTTTAGACTTAGCACGACCTATTATAGGTATATTAGAACCTAATCCTGTATTTTCTGTTCCTCTTGCTGATGTTGCTGTATTATATAAACCAACTTTTTTAAAAGCTTCAACATCACCTGAAACAAATCCAATATCTGGAGAACCATATACGTTATTAACATACACATAGTTTCCTACATCAAATCTAGTATTAGAATTGTTTTGTGTATCAAAATCTCTTGCCTTATCTATATCTGCAAATCTTGTTCCAATAGTACTTATTTCAAAACCTTTAACGTATGCTTTACCTGGTGCTAAACCAGCAGCAATTTTAGTTTCTAATCCACCATCAGCTGAAGTGTAAATACCTCTATTATCTCCTGATAGTAAATGTTCTCTTAAATCTAAATCAAAATCTTTTATTGAATAATCACCTGATTCGTCAAATGTTCGTCTTGCTAATGTTTCTTCTAATATTGCATAATCAGTTGTTCTAACTTGGTTTTGAATAATACCATTTTTTAATCTTAATAACTCTACAAAGTTTGAATCGTCTGTAGCAGTTAAAGATTTTTTAGTTAATGTTAAATCTATTTTAAATCTATGAGCACCTGGAGCATTTGTATTTGAAACTCCTTGAGCATTATCATTTAAAGTTGTATCATCGTTTTGAGTTATAAAACTTTCTGTTATTATTAATCCTACTCTATAAGAAGGAGTGTTTGAATATTTTTCCAGTACTAAATTTTGTTTACTTACTTGAACATGAAATCCATTAATGTAATAAACACCTTCATTAACAGCGGCCATACTACCATCTGCTGTGGTATTAACTACTGCTGAAACTATTGTTGCTGTTGATTGTAAAGTTGTATTTGCTGATATAGTTTCTCCATCTGTAAATGCTGATGAAGTATTATTTGTACCTGAATTTATATATTTAACAAGTAAAGTGTTTGGATCTGATCCATCTGTTGCTACAGTTTTAACAACTCTTGCTTTTAAACCTGAAGAAGCACCTGTTAAAGTTAAACCAACGAAATCTGTTAATACAACACCAACTGAAGCTGAATCTGTAAATGAAGTTAACTTAACAGCACCTACTATTAAGTCATAAGAAATATCGCCAGGTATAACCATAGCGCCTTGTTCAAAGACGTGATCTGATAATCTCTCAATCTGATTTTGTAAAATTGATTGTGATTGTGTTAACTCTCTACCTTGTACAGCAAATGCTGGTCTATAAAGAACTCTATGAAACTTTTTAGTTTCAGTAAAGTCATCGTAGTAAGGCGAAAGATTAAAGTCAGTTGGACTTGGCATTTAATTCTCCCTAAAATTCAATAACTAGTTTGATATTTTCTGTTTGGTCTGTTGCTCTTTGAATCGGAGCTCTATTTTCTACGTATAAAATATCACCAGTATCGTGGTCTATTTCAGAAGCAGAATAACCACCTGAAAATACAACGTTATTAATTGTACTTGTAACACTTGTTTCCGGTGTACCTGTTGCTGATGAAGTTTGTCCTGTTATAACTTCGGTACTAGAAAATGCTGTTAAATTACCTGATGAGTCTACACCGGCGTCATTGTGTCTTGATTGCATATAATATAAAATTCTATTTGTTGCGTCCCATTCTACAACTTTACCAACAGCACCTGTAGTTGCTTGATTCAATTCTTCATCTACTACAAAAGTACCTGGAGTTGGAGTTGAGTTAATTCTAACTGCTTTAGTACCTCTTAATGTTGAAGCTATAGCGGTTGAACCACCAGCTGCTGGGTCTCTTATTAAAGTAATTTTTCTGAAATCATTACCAGCATGGAAATCTCCAGAGTTTGCTGATTCTGTTCCTTCTAAATTTATATTTAGCATTACAAAAAAACCACCTAATTCTTCTACTGCATTAAATCCATTACCACCATTTGGTGAGATAATAACATCTAATTCAGCACCTGTTAAACCTGTTGCACCAGCGGCTACAATTTCTGTATTTGAAACTGTACCAAAAGTGTAACCTGATCCAACGTTAGTCATAGTTACCGAAGTAATAATACCACCTGCAACTACAACATTAGCTGTTGCA